CTCTCATAATCTTATTTCTTTTTAAATTGTTAGTTATAATATACATTTAGTATATCTTTTTAACGTATTGTATGTTATAATATACATAGTTATAAGTTAATTTGCATTTTACGTGTTTCACATCCCATTTTGTGTACTCCATTTTCTTGATGGCAGTATCTACAATACGTATCTTTTATGCATTTAGGATACGTACAATAGTCTAAATTGCATAATTCACCATCACGTTTAACTCCATTTAATTTACATTTATTTGATTGCTTTCCATTTGCCCAAAACATATCACAATTATAAGCATCTGTTTCTCTATTAAATACTCCATATGATTGTCTAAATTCATTTGATGGTGCAGTAAATCTGTAACAGTATTCTTTTGATGGACAAAGTATGTCCTGACATTTCGCTATATCTGTCATAATTTTTCTTTTTTAGATATTATTTCATATTTCTGTTTTTTATTCATAATCTTTAAAAGTATTAATATTTCTTCTGCTATATGATAATCTAAAGAAATTGTATTATCATCACTTAATGTAATATCTAATCCATTTCCAGTATCTATTATTCTCATACATATTTCATTAGGATTATGCCATTCAACATCATCTGAATAATATAATTCATAAGTTTTTTTATCTTTATTATAGTAATAAAGATTTTTGTCATTTACTAATATTTGTTTCATAATTTTAATATTGGTTATATTCTTTTTTATAAAGATTTAATTTGTTGTTTATATTGTAAAAAGCATTTAGTTTATCTATTAATGCTTCTTCATATTCTGTTCCTGCTTTTTCTTTTATTAGTTCTGTTATCATACTAATAATTGGGTATTCATATTTCTTTTGTCTTAAGTCTTGTATTAATTGTTTTTGTGTTTTTAGTTTTTCTAATTGCTCTTTATTTTCTTTGTCTAAGATAAATAATTTAAACTTTAACTTTTCTATTAATTCATCTTTTTTTTCATCTGATATATTTTCTTCAGATTTATAATCTAAAGCATAAAGAATTTGTTTAAATTGTTTTTTTAGTATTGGATTGTGTTGTTCATACATATTGTAGTTTAATAACAGGTGTCTAACTGAACAATGTTTTTTGTTTAATGGTTTACCTATCTTTTCTAAAGTTATGTTTGGATATATTGTTTTAGCAATTATATAATATAATGCTCTTGCTTCAACTGTTTCTCTTATCCTGCTTTCTTTTATTATATTTATTCCTGTTATTTTTTCTACTATTTCTATTATTTTTTTTGTGTCCATTTTATTTTAACTTTTTTATATTGTTTATTTTCTTGTATTAATTGAGTAAGCACATTGAATGAAACTATTTCTAATGCTAAATGTATTCCTTGACATTCTTCATATAGTTCTACATCTTCATAACTTTTTAATATATCCCTTAATTCATTAATAGATGTTCCTTGTTCTATTTCATATAAGGTAATATTATAATGTTCTGTTGCTTTATCATTCATTATAGTATTCCTCTTAATACATATTGGTTTAAATCCATATCTTCTTCACCAAAGAAGTATTTATAATTTGAAATAGCTTGTTCTAACTTTGCTTCACCTTTAGCGTAAAATTCATCACTGCATTCAAAGATTGCTATATCTAAACTTCCTTTGTCTATTGCTACAAAAAGAAAGTCATCAACACCAAACATCTTTTTATATAAATATGCTTGTAAATCGTAGCTATATTTGTCTGCACTATATCTAAAGTCTTTAACTCCAGTTGTAGTTTTTAAATCAATAATCATATTTGGCTTTAATATATCTGCTTTTGCTCTAAATGGTATTCCATCTATCATTTCTATTGCTGGTATTTCTGTTTGTGATTTACTCATTAAAGATACTACTTCGTGATTTTTCATTAAAGCATCAGTTAAACGTTCTGCATCATTATACTCTTTTCTTGTATATACTTCTAAACCTTGTTCTTTAGCAAGTTTATATTCTTTTCCAGCTTTAGTTGCTACATCTACAATTACTAAATCATTTAACTTATGTGGTTCTAATATCATTGTATGGAATAGTTTACCATCACGTAATGCTTGATTTTCATCACTTCCGTATTGTGTAACATATTTATAAGTCTTTGGAGAAGATATAAGCATTTTTGCAGATGAACTGCTTAATGCATTTTTACCTAAGTATCCATAATAGAAACTATCATCATACATATTATCTAATAGTTCTTGTTTATTCCATTGTTTGTTGTCAAATGTTGTTATCATATTATCTAATTTTTATATTGTTTAAATTTTCATAAGTTACATCCATATCTAATACTGCTCTAATTTCATCAGCATAAGCATCTGATGCATTCCATTCATTAATCAAATCTTGCTTAATTGAATTGATTAAATTTATTTGATATATGTTATCTTCACTTTGTAAATCTAAAAGTATATCTAATTTTCTAATAATTTCTATTTTCATAATTTTATAATTGCTATTGTTAATAATACTAATGCTGCTACTATTGCAGCTATTAAAATCTAGAGTTGCTTGTTTTAATACAAAATCTAATTCTTTTTTATCTTGTGGTGTCATATTAAATTACGTTTAAAAGGATTAATGAACCAGTGAAAAATACAACCCATAATAATAATGCTAATGCGAAATCTTTTAAAAATGTTTTCATAATTTGTTTTTTTAAATTGTTAATTGTTTAGCAAATATAATCATTATTTTTAATTATAAACAAGTTATTAAAACTTTAACATTTCTTTAACAAAAAAGGAAGCTATTTGCTTCCCTTAATTTGTGTTCTACATACTGTATAACGTTGGTCTGTTTCTGGATATTCACTAACCATTTTTTCATCAGTCATACATCTTTGTATAAACTCTTTTTCGTGTTCTCCAGCATTAGGTGTTGGTATTGGCATAATTTCTAATTTTAGTTTGTATTAATCTTATCTTATCATTTAACTTTTCATCATTACAACCTTTTAAATATAATACTTCTCTTTTCTTTAAATATTGTGTTAATGTAAATTCTAATTTTAAAGTTTCAAATTTTATTTGTTTTGTTCTATCCATTGTTCTTGTTTTTGTCTTAAATGTTTTAATTCTCTTTCTAAATAATCTATTGCTTTTTCTAAGTCTTTTATATGTGTGCCTTTGTGTTTTGCTCTTGCTACATATTTAATTACGTTTCCTTCATTAAAGTTTAAATCATAGTCTTTAATAAAGTCTATTACATCGTAGTTTTTTTTATTGTCGTAGTGTGTTGGTATCATAAGTTTTCTATTTCTTGTTTTACTTGTATATAATAATCTGATAAAAATTCATAATCTTCACTTTGTTTATCATATTCAATAGTTGGTAATAATTTTAATATTTCATCTATTACTATTATTGCTGATAATTTTTGTCTTTTAAAATCTGGTTCAACATAATTATTTGTTAATACCAAATCTTGAAATTTACCTACTAAATTAACTGCTTCTTGTTTTATTGTCATTGTGTAAATCTTTTAGCGTGAAACTTATATAATTCCATTGTTTTTTTTAATCCTTCTGCTTCTGTAAATTCTATTATCTTATTATTTTCTTTATAATAGAATATTTCTTTATAGTTGCTTATTTGATATTTTATAACATTATATCTATTATTGTTTGTTGGTTTAATAACATAAGCTAAATCTTTTACCCAACATAAACTCATTGCATCTTGTTCTTCTCTTGTTGGAATAAATATATCTTTAACTTTAGCCATCTATTCTTAAAAATTCTGCATTAGCATTATCTAAAAACCATTCTTTGTTTTCTTTGTACTTATCAATTACTGCATTAATCATTACTAATTCATCAATAGTAGAAGTTTGTAGTTTAGTAATTATATCTTCTATGCTTCTTAAGATGTTTGTGGTCATCTCTGCATTAGTTTTATAAATCTTTGTATATTCTTCTATTACTATTTGTTCTAACTCTTTATTTAGTCTATTAATTAAATTCTTAATTGACTGCCTGTATTGTGTTGTAAAGATTAAACTTTCATTTGCTTCAAGTAATAATTGAGCAAGTAATACTGATTTTAAGTACTCTAATTGTATTGGATTGTCTTTCATAATAATTGTTTTGCTTTGTTAATGTTTAAATATGTTACTTCTTTTTCTATTCTTTGTGTATTGCTAAATTGTGTTGTAGCTGGATTTCTACTATTAATTTCCCAATTTGGGAATATTAAATGTAAATTAAAACTATAAATACCTTTAGGAGTAGAATTAATATATACAGGTATATCTAAATGCTTTTCACATTCTTCAATCATAGCATCAAACTTTTTCTTTTCCAATAGTAAAGTATCATAATGCTTTTGTCTGCATTTTAATTCTATTCTATGACCTGTTGAAACTGAATAACAATCCCATTTAGACATTTGGTTTTTTGCTTTAACTAAATCTGGATAAACATTTTCTACTAAATAGTTAAATAAATCAATTTCTTTCCAGTTATTCATTTACTTCATAAGTATCATAAACCTTTCGTAAATCACTCATTATAGTTCTCCAGCAACTTGAACAATTACTACTATCTAACTTTTCATTAAATACGTTTAAATATATTTCTTTAATTGTATGCTGCTGCTTTGGTGTAAGTTGATTTACTTTAGTATCATATAATACTTTTAAAAATAAATATTCTTTTTCTTTTAAGCAATTAACATTTCTTCTATAAGATATTAAATTATTTAATTTTGCTTTTCTTTCTTCACAACCACAATCTATTCCTGTTGCTTTGCTAAATAATTCAACTGCTGCTTTAATACCAGTTGCTTCTGTGATTTGCTCAATAGTATCACCCAATCCTGTTACTTTCTTTTTTCTTCCCATTAGTATATTATATTATAATCGTTACTTATATAATCATCATAATCTTGTTGAAACTTATCTTTTAAAATTTTCTTATAATTTTTAATACTATGAAAAATAGATATTAAACTAATTGTAGTTTCTTTAGCTATATCTCTCATAGAAAAATCAGTATCTCTATATAATTTAAAAAGTTTTTTATCATAAAAATGCCAGTTTTTTATTTCATCATCAATCATTAAGCAAATATCATTATACGCTTTATGTTCATTTATATTGCTTTCATCACTTAAATTGAATAATGTATCTATTCCTATTTTATCTATTTTATTACGTTTGTTTAAATACTGAAAACATAAACTTTTAATAGTAAAAAACACATAACCTTTTCTAACATTACCTTTAGCATCTAATATCTTATCAGCATCAGCATATTTCCATAAAGCTATATAAACTTCCTGCACTATATCTTCTGCATAATCATCAACTTTATATAGGTTAGCAATTTTAACCCATTCTTTGTGATGCTTAGCTACTTCGTTTAACCATTCGTTTCCCATATAAAAGTAAATGAAATTATCAATAAAACTATTTGTATCGTATGCTCATTAATATTTTCATCTTCAATATAATCTATATTATATAATGCTCCAAACATTAAACCTTTAATTGGTGCTATAATTATTGTATGTTCAATAAATGCAGTTACAAAAAAAGTTATTAGTAATAATCCGATTAATATTTGAAAGTATAGCATTAGTACATTTTTATAGTTATTTTTCCTGTTTTAGCTTCTGGTGCTTCTTTTACTTTTATTTTTAAATCTACTTCTGTTAATTCAGTATCTAATTTAAGAATAGAATAAAAAGCATTTTGTATTTCTGTCCAATTAGTTTCATTTTCCATTTCATTTAAGATATACAAATATTCTAATTTATTTTGTAAATCTTTAAAGAAACTTATTAACATTGAATTATCTGAATTTAAAACTAACATTCTTGCTGCTGATGTTTGTAATTCTTCTATGTGTGTTTTAATTGTATCTTTCATTGTTCTATAAATTTAAATATATGTTCTATTATTGGTAAAGTCCATCCATCGCCTAATAAACTTCCAGCTTTTTTAGTTGAAAGTATATCACAATAATTATCTGGAAAACCTTGTAATCTGCACATTTCAATTTTATTTACTGTTCTTACTAATCCATCTTTTTTAATTAATGTAATCATTCCAGTAGTATCGCTTCTATGTAATAAATATTCTTGTTTTGCTTTTTCAGTTGCACCACTACCAGTATTTAAACAAGTATGTTTATCTGTATCTACATATACTAAATTAACTCCATACTTTTCTCTATTTTTTATATAATTTTGAGCTTTTTCTGAAAATCTATCTTTATATCCGAAACTATTTTTTATATGTTCTAATAATGCAACTGATTTTACTCTTTCAACATAACCATCAGTTATAATATCTTTAAACATTATTCCTTTGTCTTTTGGCTGTGGAATATCTGTTATAATATCTCCAAACATTCCATCTTGTCTTGTTTTTATATTAGTCCAATAATATCTATCCCTTAATTGTGCAGTAACTAAACTACTATTAATTCTTACTGGATAAACTCCTAAAGCCCTACTCATAATTCCAACATCTAATTTAGCTGCACTTCCTACATTTTCTTGAAGAAATAATACTTTAGGATTTAATGATTTAATATGTTCTAAAATTTCTACAAAGACAAAAAATAAACTACTTCTACTTCCATTAATACCTGCTCTTTTTCCAGCTGCACTTAAATCTTGGCAAGGTGAACCTGACAAAATTAAATCAATACTTTTCCAATCAATATCCCACTCACGCCATTTAGTAACATCACCAACTTGTATAGTATCTGGAAAATGGTATTGTGTTAATTCTATTGCATAAGGTTTAATTTCACTTGAATAGTATTTTTTTACTTTTATACCTACATTTTCTAATGCTTGTCTACCTGTATTCATTCCGTTAAATAGTGATACTACATTCATATTAAAATATATCTTTTAATGGGTCATAAAATGCTCCTTCTACTTGTGGTAATCCAAAATTATTTACTTTAAAATTGAAATCTTCAAATGGTGCATTTCTACTTCTTTTACAACTTACTTTAACTAATCCTTTATTAACTGTGTTTAACTCTAATTGTATTTGTGTTTCTGTTTTCTTTTCTAAGAATGAACCTAAATGCCCAGTAGGTTTATCTGTTCCAAAGTTAGAATGTATTACAGTTACAATATGACAATTCAATTCCTTTGTCCATTTCATTAGCTTCTGGACTACATTATTACTTTCTTCAATATTGTTTACATCACTACATAAATCAGCAACACCATCAATAATAACTAAACCTATATCTTTACTATCTAATCTGTCATATAAGTAATGTTCTATTATTTCTATTCTGTCATTAAAGCTATATTGTCTTAATGCTAATGTATGGTATTTATCTATGTTCTTTAATCCTGCCATTTCTAATGGTCTTTTAAATACCATTTGTGCGTGAAAATTACCTTGTTCAGTATCAAAATGAATTAAGTGTTTATCATTTCTATTTGCTTTTAAATCACCACAAAATTGGTTTAAATCTTCTGCTAAATATATTGCTGATAATAATGATACAAAAAATGTTTTTTTACTTTTAGGTGGTGCTTGTACAAAACTAAAATTACCATAAGTTCCTAATGGTACTGGAAATATTATTTCACCATCTTTACTTTCATAACTTTTAACACCGAATGATATTGCAGGTTTAGGATGTTCTATTTTTTCTAACGGATTTAATATAGCTTCATCAACTATAAATTCCATCATTAAACGTTTTTCTTGTTTTTGTTCTTTTGTCATAATGTTAAAAAAAGGGAGCTTTTACACTCCCTATTAAATTAAAATGGTAAATCAGATGCTACTTCAGCAGCAGTTGCTTTCTCTTTTTTAGGAGCAGTTTTTATATTACCATCAGTCCAAACTACTGTACCATTTCCTAAATAAAATTTAGCTTTCTTTGCTTCTCTTTCTTCTTGTGTTTGACTATCAGTTAAAGAAACATTTTGACCATAAGCATTAACATCATCATTTACACCAATAGTAAAGTTGTAATAAACTGCACCATCTTTACCAGATACAAATTTTTCTTTTGGTAATTTGTCTACTCTTAAACTTACATTAATAATTGCACTCATATTTTTTTATTTAAAATTTGCCTACTCTATATAGTTTTCAGCTTCCCTATTTTACTTTTAATAATTCATCTTTAACTGCTTTTGCTAATTTATATTTATTTTCAATAGTTGCAATATTACCACCATTTTTTAAATATTCAATAGCTTTATTAAATTCTGGTGTATTTTTATTTAACCATTTTAAATCATCTTCTGTTTTTACTTCTTTGTCGTGTTTATTAGTTGCATCTGCATCTTGTGTATCATCAATTAAAAGTAAGTTGCCTAATGCGTATTTTTTAGCATAAGAAGAAGCAGAACCAAATTGTTGTGGTACTTGCATTCCTTTCTGATTTAAATCTACACCTACAATAGCAGTTGTTGATATTTCATTTACTCCATTATTATCAAATATTGTAGCTTTACTTTCAATAATTGGTACTGATGTTGGTGCATTATAAGTTCCGTTCTTATCTTGCAATTCTACATAAGGTGTATTATTAAAATCAATTAATTTTTCTGAAATTGTAAAACAAACTTCATATTTTTTATTAAATGGTTTTAATGCTTCTAATATATCTTCAGCACTTCTAAAATTATATTTACCAAAACTATTAAATTTTGATTTGTTTGCTTTAAATTCTTTTTGAATTAAAGATAGTTTTTGATTTAAGTTTAAGTCTTTCATTATTTTAATTATTTAAAAATGATAATTTTATATTCCATTTTGGAAATTGTTGTTTTACTAAATGTTCAACAAGTTCTTTTCTTCTTGTTTGATGCATTATATTTTGTTTTAAAGAAAGTTTATAATTTGCTTTAGCAACTTTTTTTTGTTGTTTAGTAAATTCTTTTTGAGCATTATTTAAAAGATTTTGTTTTGTTGGATATAAATAGTAATTTTTAACTATTTTAGTTCCATCTGCTCTGTACCCTAATACATCTGTAATAAATTCCATAATTTTACTTTATTTTTAAGTTATATAATTCTTTTTTTATAATTGTCTTGTAATCTGATGGACAATCTTCATCTGCTAATTCAAAGCAATAAGTTTCTATTGTATTTAATAAACTTTCTAATTCACAAACTCTACTTTGTAAAGTTTCAATTCTAAATCTGTTGTAATCTAATAAATCTTTCATTTGTTATTTGTTTTTTAATTATGGTACAAATCTAACTATTAAATTAATACAAAAATAAACTTTAACATTTCTTTAACATATAGACAAAAAAAAGAGTAGCTATTAAACTACTCCTTTCTTAACAAAAACATTTAAAAACTATTATGAAAACTTAATCAATGAATTTACTTGTTGTTTATAATAATCAATCATATCAATTAATTCTACATCAGCAAATTTAACTATTTGTTTTGATTTTAAATATAATTCTTCAGATAACTTATTACCAAGATATAAACTATATTTATACTGTTCACCTTGTTTGAATACATTACAACCCATACATTGAACTTGGCAATTATCTTCATTCCATCTGGTTGAATAATTTGCTCTACTCATAAAATGCCCGTTCTGTAATTTCTTCCAATGGTCTTTTTTACCACAAGTAACACATTCTGCTATTTCATTTTTAGCATATCTTAACCTTATAAACTGACTAAAAACTATATCTAATTCTTTTATTAGATTTTTACGAAGTGGTTTTTTACTTACTTTAGCCATATAACGTATTTTAAATATGTTTTAAGACACTTTTGTAGTTTTTTAGTATATCTATATAACTTTACTAAATATCGTTGCTTAAAAACGTTTATTTTCTTTATTTTTAATTTCTTAATAATATATATAATAATATAAATAACTTAATTAATTCAAAGATAATTATAATTTAATATATATTACTTAATTAATTCAAAGAATATTAAATAAATAACTTTATAATATTAAATCTATATTTATAAATAAAATATAATATAATTAATAATATTAAATAATATATATATATAACTAAACTTTCTTTTTTATGTATTTCTCTTTCTATAAATACTTTTCTTGATGAAACAACTTGCTTATTATGCTTTATTTGTTGTTTTAAAGCGTTTTTAGACACTTTCTTTTTATTTATATGTAAACTATTGTCTTTAGTTTTTTTGTGTCTTATTTTAATGTTTTTATAAGTTTTACCATTTACAACTATTTCTTTTGAAGTATCTATTGGTTCAATTATAAATTCATCTTCTGTTTTATCTATTTTAGATATATTATTTTCAAATGTATTTTCATTTGTTTTTATTTCTGTTTTTACATCATTAACTGAAATACTATCTTTTTTTTCTTCTAAATTTGTTTTATGTACTTTTCTTGAACCACAAGATATAAAAACTAAACTAACTAAAATAAATATTTGCTTCTTCATTTCTTCTATTTGTTAAACCATTAATAACTATTTTATTTACTTTATTCCATTTCATAAATTCATTTCTAATAGACAAATCATTTGGATTTATATTTACTTTTTTTAATAATGTACTTGAAGCAAAATTACCAGTACCAACATTATATGCAAATGAAACTAAAGCATTAAATTTATTTTGATTTATTTCTTTTGTAACCAAACTATTTACTCTTTTAGCAAATCTATCAGCTATTTCTTTAAATATTTCAAAAGCATATTCTTTAGTAATTTCTTTATCTAATAAAGTTACTCTTTTACCATCTGGATAATAGGTATTACCATATCCAATAGTAGGTATTTTAGCTGGACATAAATAAGGTTTTAAACTTAATCCTTCGTGTTTTGTTATTAATAAATATCCTTCTTTATTCAGTTTCATTTTTTTTGTTTTTTTCCATTAACCACCATCTCCTTGCAGTATATCCAATAGCTAATAATAATGATAATATCTTTAATCCTGTTTCTACATTTGAAAAAGTAAAACTAATTAATAAACTATTTACAATTAAAACTTTAATATCGTGTGCGTTATTCATTATTATTATTTATTATATTCTCATTCTGTTTTTGTGTTCTAAATAAACTAAATCCACCTGCTCCTAAAAATCCTAAAAAAACAAATTCTTTAACTTCAAATTTACTATCTATTAAAGGCATAAAAGCATAAATAGTTGATACAAAAAAACTGCTAAAAGTCATTAATCTTTTTTGACTAAACTTTCCATTATTAGTTAATGTATCAATTAATATTTTCATTAATATACTTTATTATAGAACGTTCTTGTTTTAAAATCAAAATATGGTTTATCCATTACTTCAGTTCTTAATTCTGTAATTTCAATTTCATTTTTAGATATTTCAAAACCTTGTAATTGCGCTCTTAATTCTTGTCCAGTTATTTTATCAATTATAGTTAGTATCATAATTATATATTTGAAAGTTTAAAAGACTTTAAAACAACACTATCAGCAGTAGAAGCATTAGTTATTGAAACATATAAATAATTTGTTACAGTAGTATCAAATGTTTGTGTTGTTAATGTATTTGTACTTGTTCCTGTATCTGATATTAATGAAGTTGTATTTGTAAGCGTACTAATATTACCGCCATTTAATATCATAGCTTGTCTATTGAAATTAGCAAATAAAGAAGTACTGCCTATTGTTACAACTGCTATTTGAGATGTAGCACCACTTGGCATAGTTGCAGAAGTAGAAATCTTAACTCTTACACTATATCCACCAATAATTCCTGTTTTTTGAAATATAGATGTAAAGGTTAATATATCATTTGATGAAAAAGTATTAGCAGGTATGGTTAATTGTAATACTTGTGTTTCAGATAATGTTCCAGTTACCGCTGCTGGAGATACTGCTAATTTATATAAATAACCGGTTAATTTATTATTAAATATATTCCAATCTGTGCTACTTAACCAACCATCAACTGATGTACTTGCTTGACCTAATAATGTTTTAATTTTTGAAGCTGAAAAATAACTAACTATTGCACTCCATACTGGAAATTTAGTTGTACTTGCACTATCAGAAGTTGATGTACTTTTATTTGCACTATTTTCTTTTAATCCTAAAGCAGTATTTACTGCATTTACTGTTGGATATTTAGTTGCACTTGCGGTTAAATCTGTTTGTTTATTTGCTACATTTTCTGGTGTATATCCTAATATAGTTGATATTGATGCAGTTTTCCATTGGTTTACTGAATTATCAAAATATAAAGTATCATTATTACTTGGACTTTGTGCTTGTACATTATGAAGTTCGTCTAATTCATATCCATTTTGAATTTGTACTTCTATTTGTCCTTGTGTTGGATGTGAACGAGTAACTTTTCCAATATAAACTAAATGTGTAGGAGCTAAAACTTTTGTATCTGTATATACACCAGCAGTAACTCCGCTTAAATATAATTGTGCTCCTTCTGCAAATGAAGAAGTATTTAATCCACTTAAATCTCCAATAATAACACAATTTCCTAATCCATTATTTAAAATATCAGATTGTAATAAACCAAATGTTCTTGCACTTGTAGCATCTGTTGTAGCAATAGCTTTTGATACCAATGCTTTATTACCATTTGCACCACTAATATAAACTACTGTACCTTTTGTTAAAGTTGCACCAGTCATATTTTTAACCTCACGTATTAAAGTTGAAGCAGAACCAGCAGATGGTATATCTAAAGCAGTAATAAAAGGATTTACACCATCAGAACCATTGTTAGTTAATTGACTTGTTTGTGTTATAGCACTAGGAATAGTAGGTTTGTTTTTAATATAATCTAAAGCACTTGTATTAGCTTGTGTCCAGTCACTTTGTATTTGTGCTGCTGGAATAGTTGGTTTGTTTGTTAAATCTGTATAACTTCCACTTGTAGCAACTGTTGCTAAACCTGGTTTATTCAAAATTTGAGCATCACCACTTGTAGCATTCCAATCAGCATTTACATTTACTTCTGCACCATCAGCAATACCATCTAATTTAGTTTTTAATGTATCTGTAAAATTATTATCAGTATGTGTATAATCAGTATCTGAAACAAAATTACTATCATTTGTTAAATCACTTGTATTTGTTGGAATAGTAGGTTTATTTAATATTTCTTCTACACCAGATGTTGCATTCCAATCTGAATTTACTTGTGTACTTGTATCTTCAGTTGTTGCTATTGTATATGTTCCTGTTGGTTTATTTGGAAATTCTAAACTAACTGCATTATCTACATTTGTGTTTTTTAATGTGCTTTCAATATTTCCATTATTTAAACCTAAAACTCCATCAGCACCAATATAAGCATAAGCACCTGTAGTTTTATTTTCTGTTCCTACATCACTTGGTTGAATAATACTAAAGTAATTTGCATTTTCAACTTGAATATCATTTGTAGTTACATTTCCATTATCTGTAACTTCTTGTAAATTTTGATTACTACCACCACCTGTTACTTTATTTATGTTTACTTGAATAACATTATCAACTACATTAATAGTAACTTCTTCAATAATTTCTCCTACGTTTATATCTATTATATCGCTCATTATCTTGTTACATCATTTTTAATTAAAAAATTACCACTTATATAAGTTTTAATAGTACCATCACCAAACTCTATTTCTATATCATATAAATAATTATATGCACAAATATTAATTACTTGTTCATTTATTTTAAAATGTCCTAATACATCATTAGTAATAGTTATACCAGCATTATCAATAGAAGTTAAAGATAAAAATGGAATACCACCATATTCTTTTCTAAGTTGCATTCTAATTATTGCATCTTCTAAACTATATGGTTCATTGTTTAATAATAACTCAAAAGTTACTTGTTCAAATGTATCTCCTTTAATATTTTGAAAATTTAATCCCATCTTTCTTTTTATTTTCTATTTTTTTTAAAAATAATTCTAACTTCTTAATATTAGCTTGTTTTGGTTTATATTTATTTATCATAATACCCAACCTGTAAAATAAGCATCTTTATCTGGATACATATCTCCATTTGAATTAGTATTATATTCTGGAAATGATGCTTGATGAAAACTCATATAATCAATAAATCTATTTGTATAATGTTGTGCAATATCTCTTTCCTTTTCAATTAAGAAATCAATTTCATTTTTTTCAATATTTGTAGCATTTTCTGATGTATGTTTATATATACCTTTTCCAGCTATTGTAATGGCTAAAAAAGGTAATGCTTCAACCATACTCCAATGTATTACCATTGGTTTAATATACTTGCTTAAAAGCGTTGTATATGGCTCTGTTAAATCATCATTTACAATATCATCATTAAGTCTATTAAATAATTTAGTTCCTAAAAATGTTTGTATATGTGTATCTTGTGCTATCTTAACAAATTGTATAAATTTATCTGTATCAATGTTTCCATTTAATGCAGTAAATTTAACTATATCATCTCTGGTTATAAATAATGCTTGTGCTGCCATATCTTAATTTGTAAATCCCATTTTGTCCCAATACTCTTGTGTGTAACCTTTTGTAGGCATATCTGCTGGTTTCATAGCAACTTCTTTTTCGTTTCTAATTCTATAACCATATTTTTCAGCAGTAGCACTTGAAATAGTTTTTGCATTTGGATTTGTAGGGTCTATTTTAACTCCTTCAAAGTTTGCATAAGTTCTACGCAACCATTTATGCTCACATCTTGCACCACCTTTGTATAACCAAATTGAATAATTATCAGCACCACTAACTCCAAAACCAGAATTTACTGCTTGACTTTCCATAGCAATAATATCTTCTTTTCTGTAAACTTTATCAGCATTAATCATTTTACTACAAAATTCTCTTTGTCCAGTAGCATTACCACTATAAACATATCTTGTAATAAATTGTACACCATCAACTATTGCATCTTGTTCTAAACTTTTAGCAGTTGGTCTTGCTATACCTGTTGAAACAAATTTCCACGCTTTAGATAATATATTTTTTTGATTATTTTTTTTATTTATAGTTTGAATTTCTAAATCTAATTCATCTTCTAAATCATAATCAACTTCAAACTCATCTATTAAATTCCATTCTTCTCCTAAATGTTCTCCTTTAGCAATTAAAACATCTGCAATATTTGAAGACAAACAAGTATGTGAACTTAATCCAGTTTCTTCTTTTACTTGGTCAGCATTTTGTGTATTATCTAATTCAGTAAATTCTAATGGTTGTATAGTTTTAAAGTATAATTTTAAACTAATATCATTATAAAATAATATTTCATCTAATGCTTCTATTATTTCATATTGATATGGTTTAATAACTATATTATCAAATAATAAAGTAGCAGTTTTTATTTCATCTGCATTATTACCTAAACCACCATCGCCATTTCTAATTCCTAAAAGCATAGGAGAAGTAACTCTATGTCCTATTATTAATTTATTAAAGCATTCATTTGACAAATATTCATAGTGTGCAGGTGCATCTGTTAATGGTATATCTTCAACTGTTGTTTTACTTTCTGCATTTGCATTAAAAGCTACAATAACTTTATCACCTCTTGAACCTGTTAATTTATTTTTAACATCTGCTTTAATTTGGTTACGCATTTCTTCAGTTGGAATACCATTGTTAAAATTGATAACCTTAGTACCACTAAATCCATTCTTAACATCGTTTATTTGATATTCAGATATTTCTTCTTCTAATAAAGCATAATCTAAAGCACCATTATAATCAACGGGTGTATAATAGTGAAATATTGGTAAATAAGGTTTAATAACCATAATTTCAATTTCATTACCATTACCAAAACCCCACGCTGGTATTCTTTTAAGTACTTCACTTGGTTTTTTCTTACTCCAATCTGGACAATAATAATACGCTTCTATTTCTCCTTTATCATTACATTTTTCTGCTCTTAATGTATGTATTGGAAAATGCTCAACTTTAACTACTTTATTCTTTTGCTTTACTATTTGCATAGAAGCCATACCCATCAGTTTACGTTCTAAACATACTTTACGCAACATATCTGGCTTAAATAAGGTTTTCATTTGTGCATATTCATTTGGCTTTTTAGAAGCATCTAAAGCATCTAAACCTTTACCATATATCATATTAGATATACCAGTAATAATAGCACCATTTGTAGTTGAATATAAAAACCTATCAATTAAAAATTGAAAGTAATTATTATCATCTCCGTACTCAATATAACCTTGCTTTTTATTTTCTTGTATTTTAGGTGATGTATATGCACTTAAATTTACAATAGAAATATTTGAATTATTCATAAACTATAAAATCATTAGTTGTTTGATTTGCTACATATTCATCTTTGTTAATTGTATAATCAGCAATAACTTGATTTGTGCAAAATATTTTGTCTTTATAAACTACATCAGTATTATTAAGAATTGATAACGTATAAAAATTACCCTCTTTTAAATCAAATGTAGTAGTAGTAAATAGATAATATCCATCTTTATAAAAATCAGATGTTATAGTAGTACTTTCATTTGTCATTTCATTTACCAAAACTATTGCAGTAGCGAAATATGTTCTTGGAATGAATTTCAAAGATTGTTCTTCTACTTGTTCTTTTAAAATTATCATTTAGTTTTTATTTAAAAATAAAAGTAAGTTGAAATTGTTTTAAATAAAAAAGGAGTGTCTAAACACTCCTTAATTAAAAAACAAAAAAACAATTATTAATCTGTAATAATAACATTAAAATCACCTATACCATTTAATAAGAAGTTTGCTGGTACTGGTTCCATTCCTGTAAGTGTTAATGTATAACCACTTAAATCACCCATAGCAGCACCAGTTACAATAGTTCCACCTGTTACATCCATTCCGTGTTCTAATCCACAAAAGAAGAAGTTACTATTGTTATCTTCAACAATTACTTGTGGTCTACCATAAGCCAAAAGTTTAATTTGTTTGTGGTCTACTATTGATAATTTTTTTAAAGTTAATGCTAATTCTTGTTGAAAAAATGTAGTTCCATTTTCTCTTGAAGAAGTAATTGTTTGAGTAAAAGATGAATTACCTTTTAACTCATATCTGTAAGCATTTGGGTCACCATTAAAACCATTAATAGCATCTGTTTGCTCACCTGTACCATAAGTAATTCCATCTACTTCTCCCCAATTTACAAAGTAAACTGCTTTTAATCCACCATTGCTATCTTTGCAAGGTTCTAATCTACCTAAACTAATATCACAAGCCATATTTATATATATTTAAAGTTAAAAAAAAGGTGGTGTTTTTGCACCACCCTTAATTTGATTAATAATTAATTATTAATTAGCTGAATTTGTAATACCGTATGTAGTAATATCTTCAACTATTCCGTATTGTACTCCAGCGGTAAATCTCATTACTACTCTACAATTTTGCGACCCATCGATTGGACTCATATCAATTAATTGAACTTCTTGGGTATCCGCAAGTAAGCCAGTTCCAAAGAATAAGTTAGATTTTTGTGCAGCAATAGCAGTATTGTTAGCTAATCCATTTGCAACAAATATTTTGATACCATCAAATGAAAGTGAACCATTGTTCCACCATTGAGTACCCATATTGTTTGTACCATTAGCTCCTAAACCACTTGCACCAAATCCACCTAATGCTCTAACGTATGCTCTTGCAATATTTTGAGAAACATATAAATACAAATCTTCTTTTCCGTAAAGTGAAGCAGGAATGGCATCAACTAATTTACCTAATTCAGCAACTACGTTTGAAGCAGTAACAGTTGTTCCAGCAACTTCTTGAGCAGTTGGTAAAGCAGCATCTAAAGCAACCAAAGTAGCAATACCATTAAATTCTCCAGCATTAGCAGTTACACCTTTCCAAATGTTTTGCTCTGTTTTTTCAGCAACTTTAGCAGCTACGTGAGCTAACAAGAAATCAGCAAATGATGGTGGTAAACTATCAAAAGCAGAATAACCCATTTGTACGGCTTCCCAATTGCTATGAAAATCTTTCTTGCACAAGCTCAAATTTACCTGAAATTCTTCGGGTTGTAAGATTTTTTCTGTTAAAGTTACAGTTGAAGTTGCAGTAAAATCACAAGTAGCATCTTTTACTATTGCATCAGTAGCAATTTTCTTGATTACTTCTTTATATTTTACATTTGGTTTTACTTCAATACCACCATTTTCGATAGTTGAAGCAGATAATAATGCAGCAGATATATACTTTCCAGCAAATTCTCCAGCATAAGTTGTTGTAATACTTGTTGTTGTAGCCATTTTTTATTTAATTTTTATTTTTATTATTTGTTTAATTTACTCAATACTACATCAAATGTTGTAGCACCTCTTTTTTGTGAATATAAATTCTTTTTAACTTCTGATGTAGCTTCTGGATTGTGTGTTAAAATTTCAACATTATCATTTGATAATTCAACTGCTTCTACTACTTCAGTTTTTGATAATTTTAATTCAGCAATTTCTGCTCTTAATTTTTCAATTTCAGAAAAGAACATTTCTTTTGTAACACTTTCTACTACTCTTTTTGGTGTAGAAGTTTCAGCAGTCATTTCCATTTCAGCTGGTGTTTGTGTTGTTTCTTCATTAACTGGCATTTCTTCTTGTGGTGTTTCAATAGCAGCTATAACTCCTTCTACATCTACTTTTAAAACATTACCATCTTCAAGCATATACTCTCCAACTGGCATTGGTACTTTATCTGTACCATTTACAATAAAGACTGCCATTTCTGGTTCAAATGCTTCTGCTTCAATAACAGTAACACCATCTTGTAATTTCATTTGAGCAAGTTTTACTTCCATACCCAAAAGTTCTTTAATTTGATTTACTACGTTCATTTTTTTTATTTAAAAATTAATACTATTTATATTTGTTATAAATTGACTATCCGTTTTGTCTAATTGTTGTTCTTACTCCATCTATAACTGTTACTGTATGTTCTCCTTGATTAACTAATGAACCAATACCTTGATTTATTAATTCACCTTTGCAACATTCATTTGAATATGTGCTATCATCACATAAACAACCTCTTTTTCCATCTTTTGGACTTGTGTACTTGTTTTTACCCATTATTTAATTATTAAAAATTTTACCTATTCCTTCAAGTTGTTTAATTACATTTTCATTATTATCATAATGAACATCTATCTTTAAACTTTTAACTTTGTTTACTTTATTTATATTACTGCCTGTTGCATAAACTCTACTAATAGGAATACCTAATGATTTTGCTTTATTAATCATTCCTTGCTTTAAATGTCTTGCAGAAATTATATAAACATCATTTCCATCAGCTAAAAATTTAGTTGCCATTTCAGTACCTTTTGCAGTACTTAATGTTCCATCATAATCAAAACTAATTTTCATTTTTAAGAATGATTTGTTTAATTTTATCAATCAATTCTTGCTCTGCATCTTGTTGTAGATTTAATTCTGCTTTTTCGCTAAAATATCCTTCTATGCTATATCCTTGATATAAACCACTTTTAACATCTGCCCATACTTCATCATTATCTATTCTTTGAACAACAACCCAAGCACCCTCAACTGCGTTTAAATTATATATTGCAGATTTATCTTTGTTTACATCTTCTACTATCCAACTTTCTATTGTATAAACACCATCAGTTTTCTTTTCGTGTTCTAATGTTGAATTATGTATTTTAAGTTTTTTAAGATATAGTTCTGATGCTTTTCTAACTGTTTCTTTTGAGAAACGAATATTATATTCATAATCTCCATTGCGTCTATAAATATCTTTTTCAGGTATTAAAGCTAATCCTATTACAATACGTTTATCTTCATCAATAGTTTTAAGTTCTACTTTGTGTTCATTTAAAGCAACCCAATTTTCTTCAATAGCTGGAAATTTAACTAAACTAATAGCATCTATTCCATCTTGAATATTTTGTTCATCTATATCTAAATAAATAGTTTCTAACTTTTTCATTCTACTTTTTTTTAAAAATTAAATTATTTATATTTTGTTTTAAATAAGTATCATTAACTATCTTTTTTTAACTTAATGATGCTTTTAAATAACATTATCCTAAACTTGCGTTACTAACTATATTTCTATTTAATGATTGAGCAGTAGTTACATTTTGTGCTACTACATATGCTTGTATTGGACTTTGTTGTTGTCTATTCATAGTTTCTGCTATTTGATTTACTCCTGCATTTCCTACTACATTAAAACTTGGAGCAGCAGCACCACCGCCAACTGTACTTCCCATAGATGGAGATGAACCTGCTGAACCACCACCTAAAGCACTTAATGCTTTTGTTGTACTCATTACAATATTAGCAGCACCAATAGCACCTTGAGCAATATGAATACCACTCCAAGGCATACCTAAAGTAGTAGGAGATGCTACGTTATCTTTTCCAACTGCTTGTATTGTACTTCTTACTAAACTTGATAAAGCCATAGCATTTTCAGCTATTATAATTGCTTTTTGTACACCTTTATTTTTTTCAAATAAACCTTTTGCTGCTCCAAATGCTGAATTTAATAACTCCATTTTAGCATTTTCAATAGCTTTCTTTTGTGCTAACTTTGCTTCATCAATAGTCTTTTCATTTTCATAATCCTTTTGTTGTGCTGCTAATTTAATATCATTTAAATTATTTAAATGTTGTATTTCTAATTGTTCAATTTGTTCTGGTAACATACCAGCATCCTCAGCAGCTTTTCTTAATTTTTCATATCGTGAATTTTCATCATCAATTGCTTTTTCACTTTCAGTTTTTACCCTATCTGCATTTTCTTTTGCAGCTTTTTCTATTTCATCTAAAACTGCATAAGCATCTTCTCTTTGTTTATCTCTTTTTGTTTTGGCTAATTCTTGTTCTTCTTTTTCTTTTTCTTCTCTTAATCTTTTAGCTTCTGCTTCTGCTTCTTTTGATAATCTATTTAATTCATTTTGATGTGCTTTTTGTTTTTCTTGTAAATCTTTTTTATGTGCTGCATCTAATATTTTTTCTTCTTGTCTTAATTTTTCAAGTTCTTCTTGATTTTCTTTATTTAAAATTAATTTTCTATGTAGATTATCTTTTTCTAAATTATATGTATCTTTTCCAGCTGCTTTTGCTACTGCAATTTCATTTTCTTTATTTTTAATTTGTTTTTCTAATCTTTCTTTTGCTGCTGCATCTGCTTGGTCTTGTCTTTCTTTTGATGCTCCTTTTTCATAATTACCAATTATATTAAAACCATTTTTAATATCATTTAAAGCACCTTTAAAATCACCCATTATAAGTTTACCTAAAACCTTAAATGGTGTTATTAAATATTGTATAATTGCATTACCAATCCCAAAAATTACTTCTTTTGTTTTATTAAATACTGCACCTATATTATTAAAAGCTGGTATTGCAGTTGTAACTGCTTTTTTTATACTATCCCAATTTGTATAAAGTACTCCTAAAGCAACAATTAATAAACCTATTCCTGTTGCTCCAATAGCTCCTTTTATTCCATTAAAAGCATTTATAGCTACTGCTTTAATATTTCTAAATGTGTCTGGTATTTCTTGTAAAACATTTAAACCTTGTGATAATGCTAATGCTGATTGTACTTTTAAAATAGCTTGTTGTGCTTCTTCTGATTGTACACCAACTAATCCCATAGCACCTTCAAAACCAGCTAATGCTCCAGCAGCAATATTAGCAGCACCAGCTAATGCTTTAAACTTTGCATCTGGATTAAAGGCATCTGTTAAATTCTTAGCATCACCAATTCTATCTTTTAATTCTGCTGCTCTTTTAGCTGCTTCAATAGCTTCTTTAGATGTTGCACCAAACTTATCACTTAAAGATGCTACTTCTGCTTGTGCTTTTCTTAATTCACTTTTTAAAGATGTAACTGCTTGTTCAGTTTTATTTAAGTTAGAATTTACTTCTAAGTTTATAGTTTTAGTTTCTGCCATTTTTCTTTTCTTTTAATTGTCTTTTAAATTGTTTAAATGTATCTGAAAATGTAGCTGGTAATTCATATTTACCTTTTGCTATTTCTATTATTTCAGATTGCCCATAATGCTCATCCATTTGTAGCATTTCAATTATTAATTTTATCATAAATCTTGTATTACTGGAATTTCTACTAAAACTATATTACCATCATAATCTTCAAATTCTATTTCAAAGTTTTTAATTCTTTCTGCTCTAGTTGTATTTTGTGCTATTGAAATAATTGTACTAAAATCATCTTCCATATTTCTATCATCTGCCCAAGTAACAAATCCAGTAGCATCAGCATAAACATTTATTAATTTGAACATTCCTTTATAAATATCTATTTGAATATCTTGTGCAGTATTATCTACTGATAACAATTCAATATTTGAATATCTATATCCTATTGAATTATATCCTAATACTCTATAATCATTTATTAATTCAAATGTTGCTTCTCCATTAGTTAAATCAGTAGTAAAAGAATTAATAATATATCTGTTATCTCTAATTATAATCCTATCATTTAATTTTAATTTAGTTAAATTTCTTGGCTCTAATTTTGCTTTAACTTTTAAAACTCTTGTCTTTTGATTATATAGATTTGCAATATATTGCTCATAGTGTCTTTTATATAATCCATCTGGTGCTACTGTTAAATACCACGAAGAAACTTCTGCATTCCAATTTAATGTGTTTACATAACCTAAATCAGTTCCACCTAATGGAATATCATTATTAAATCTTATATAGTTTAAAGTAGTATTATAAACACTTGATGTTTCTGTTGTAACTTTAATAGCAGTTGGTACTATTGTTGAGTCATTTTTATACATCAATATTGGTTTTGGTGTATAACTTTGTAAATCTTTATTCCATAATGTAGCAGTTTGAAAATCATATCCTGTTGTCTTTTCCCACATTACATCTTCAAAAGGCAATTTAATCTCGTATTTACCACTTTCTGAATTAGAACCACTATCAAATAATAAATCTCCATATTGTTTGTTAAATAAGCCACTATATTTGTCATTCAATATGTTTTCAGACTTTTCATAACTAAATTCTATTGACTTAAATAGTTTAGGTTTTTCAATATCTAATTCATCAGCATATATGTATGGTGTTAAATCTTTTATTTGTCCTGCTTGATAATATAATTCTAATGGCTCTAATTTAAAAGTTGTAGCATTTATAGGTGTAATAATAAGATTAAACATCTTTACTATTCCCATAAAAAAATCAGCTACTTTAATATCTGGTACATAATTTACAATATCTTGCATTGCAATAAATGATTGTCCAGTTGGTGAACCACTTGTTGCATAATTGTAACAGTCAGTAGTTCTATCTCCATATGTGTTTCTTCTTACATAAGCTATTCTTGATTTAAAATCAAATGCTCCTAATGCAGAAACTTTAATTTTATATTTATGACTTGCAGCATCATCTGATTGCTTAATGTCAAATATATAATTATCAGTTGTTCCTACTAAATTCTCAAATGTTTTAATTATAACATCATCTTGAAATAAATCTACTCTATAAATTGTTGATGTATATGCTGATGCTGGTTCTACTTTAAACTTAAATAATATTCTTCTATTTCCACCATATACAGGAAATGGTGATGTACCTGTTATAAAATAACCACTATTCCAATCAGTAGTTATAACATTTGTTACTTGATTATATTCTGGGAATGTTGCAGTACCTGTAATTCTATAATAATCAAAAAATACTCCTGCATTATATGCTCTTGGTAATTCACTATTTTTCATAAACATATACAACTTATCAAATTGTCCATAGTTTAAAAAATTACCTGTAAATGTTATTCCATATTTAGTTTGTATAAAATCAAATATTTTTTTTACTTGTACTGATGGAAATAAATCATTCCATTTAATAGCTCCAGCATTAGTAGTTATATCTGATGTTGTTCCAGTTAAATATTCTAATTTTCTATTATTTCCTATTAATGGATAATTAACTTCATAATTATATTTAATTCTTTGCCAAACTGTTAAACTATCATAAACGTGATTTAAACTTGTATAGTCTAAAGCATTTAATTTATCATCTCCAAATTTGTCTTTTAGTTGTGTTAAATTTCCATAAAATGTTAAAGTATAACTTTCAATATATCCATTCTTTTTATTTGCTTTTTCTAATTGAACATTACCTTGTCTAAATGGTATTGTATCTATTTCAATAAAAGCATTATAACGTATTCTTGCATCATAACCATTATCAACTGCATTATCGTACCAATGTGAAAAGATAGCATTATTTGTAGGTGATGCTGGAATAGTAAATGATTGTGAATAATCAGTAAATAGTTTTCCTATATCTGAATAATTTTGTATAGTAGAAGTAACTGAAACTTTTTCATCTTGAAACATCTCAACTCTTTGATATTTAAAATCAGCTATTTCATAAATAGAATTATTATTTAAAGGTTTTTCTAATGTATCAAAAAATAATTTATCTTCATCATTTGAAGTTATTAAAGCAATTTGACCTGCACCATCTCCAGAAATAATATAAACATAATAATTAGTCCATTGATTTACTATCCAAATTTTTGTACTATCACTTATTACATTTGATAATGTTAATTCATTAACTCCACTATCAAATATTTTTTGATTTTGTATGTATAACTCCATTATATTACATTATTAATTTGATTATAATTATATTCAAATTCTATTGTATAGTTAATCATTTTATCTTGTAATGATGTTTTTAAATCAGTTGTCATTGTTTTTAATTTAACTGGTTTATTATCTAATAAAATAGTTTCTGAAGTCAATAAGTTTTTTATTAAATCATTATAATATTCTTCAACCCAACCTGTATTTATTTTAATACTTTGTTTAGCTTCATAATTAAAGAATTTACTTTCTCCTCTTGATGGATTGTATTCTAAACTATTAGGCAATAAATTATATTCTTTATTTTTAATTTCCCAACTTTCTGTTTTTGCTTTAAAAAATGTAATAAAATCCCAACCACCAAATTCATTTACAAATGAACATAACATTGGTGTATATTTATTTTCGCATTCTGGAATAAATAATACTTTAAATACAGAATTTCCATCAACTAATATTTCAATTATATTACCATCTTTAAAAATAGTATTTTCAACATTACTTATAGGAACTGAAAATAAATAATCAAATGCAGGATTATCTACTATTGTAAATATTTCTTCATTATCACCATTCAAATCACTATATTTAACTTGATAACTAACATCATCTTTTTCAGCAATAAATATATTTATAAATGGAATTTTTTCTCCACCATATCTATAATATTTATATGTTTTATTTATCCTAAAATTTGTTAATATATTATAATTATTATTTGTAGATATTTGAATACCACTTAAATAATCTATATATCCATTAAAAGCACTATATAATGTTTCATTTAATAATACAAAATCATTTATAGTTTCTTCAGTATATCTTTTAACTTTTACATAACACCATTGTTTAGTACTTTCTTCTATTGTACTATAATCATAAGTAGGTTTTATTATATCAATGTATTCTTTTATATAATTAGATATATTATATTCATTTTTAGTTTGTGATGCTGATGCTGCTTTTTTACTTAAAGTATAAGTAGGTACAGTTGGTTCTGTTTCTCCTTTATTCCAAATAAATAATTCAACTTTACTTCCTAATTGTGATGTTTCATCTATTACTGTAAAATATGGACTTCTTATTAATATTGCTTTCATTTTATTTGTTTGTTATTGTATAATCAATTAGCATTTCTATATCATTACCAAATGCTTTTATTAAATCTGTATCTATATATTTCTTATATCCTGCTTCAAATGGTTTTGTAAAAAATAAACTTGGTTTAATTCCTTGTGCAAATACTCTTTTAGCTAATATAAATCCTATTGTTTTATAATTACCTTTTTTATATTTTCCTTTTTCATCTCTTAGTCTTATGTTCTTTTGCTTTGCCCATAATTCAAATACTTTTGCTGGTGGCAATTTACTTTTAAAACTAAATCTACTATTAGGTGCTTTCTGTTTTCCATTCTTTACTAAACTTGGATTAGAACCTTTAACTCCTTCATCTTGATAAAAGCCATAATCTGGCATATTAAACCCTAATATGAAATAATCATTCTCTGATACTACTTCACCTTTTATATTATTATAAAGTTGTTTAGAAACGTTCTTATTGTCTTTAGATAAATTACTTCTTGCCTGTTGAATAACATATTTTTTATATGCTTCTAAAACTTCTTTAGTAGATGTTAAACTATTAGCATTCATCACAACTTGTCATTTCATTAGCAACCATTACATCAAATGTAACTGTCCAACCTGCTATTCTATTTTCAAATCTATCTACAAATGGTTCACAATTAGGTGTTCCTTGTAATTGATATAAATCATCAAATAAACTGCCTCTACGCAATACTTCTAAGAGTCTATTAATAACCATTAGTTGTGTATGTAGTACATCTTGTTCATTATCATTTGTTAAAAATTGGTCTGTTACTTCTGTTTTGCTAAAATCAACTACATCCATACATAATACTGATATATTAAATATCCAAGTATTACCATTGTATTGAGCATTGTTTACAATTATATGTGATAATGGGAATATAGTTTGCTTGTTTAAATCTACTTCAAATATATCTCCAGCTGATACTGTATTTACAAAAGCATCTTTGTATAATTGGTCTTTTATTGTTGTTGTTATTTGGTAAAATCCTTTCATTATTTTTTTATTAAATCCATTTCTATTTGGTTCTTTTCTTTCTCAAATGTTAAATATGTTAATGCAACTGATAATTTAAGTTTTGAAATATCTTCAAATCTTCTAACATCTCCTTGAGCAATAGCATAGAATGATGAATACCAACCCCATTTACTTCCAAATTGTGATTGTTTACTATATTCTGAAACTCCTTGTTGTTCTCCAAATAAACTATCGTAGATTTCAATAACTCGTTGCCTAAATTGTAAAAAAAAACCACTGCACCTAAAACAACATCTACTGGAGCATATTTCATAACATCACAATATGTATAACTACCATTGTATTCTTCTATTTGATATTTATCTTTTAACTTCTTTGTAATTGGTCTATATAATACTGCCATAGCATTATGCATCTTATCCCAATCACTTATGTACTTATCTAAATCAGTATATTCTCCAAGTGTTATTTCATCAAGGTTAGTTATAAAACCAAACTCTGTATTACCTAACTTAAATGTTCTTTTTAAATCATACTTTTGATTAAATAGATTTGATAAGTTAGTTGTTATTTCATTTACATCTTTATAACTTATTTTAGCAGCATTCTTTAAATCTATACCACAAAATATTTCAACCATTTTATGTTGTAGAAATTCACTATCTGGATTATCTTTAGCTATTGATAAAAACTTTTGATACTGCTCTAATGTAATTTCATCTAAACTTGTTGGTATTGTAATCTGTAACTTCATTGTTTTTTATTTAAAAATAAAATAAAGTACAAATTGTATTAAACAAAAAAAAGACCTACATTTCTGTAAGTCTTAATTCTGTAATTGCAATCCGCCTTTCTCCTTGTAATTGTGGGCGGGATTTTTTATTAATCAAGGTTTTCAATTACATATTTTATAATTCTTTAATCCAACTTATTTTTCTATATCTTATATTCATATCTAAAAACTTTTGGATAGCTTCTGTTTCATTAAATGCTTCTACTACTTCATACCAATCAGTAGGTTCATCATTATGTTCTGTCCAGTATTTAATCTCGTACTTTGTCATATATGTTTTCATTTGTTTGTTATTTGATACAAATATAAAAATTTATTTTAAATATTCTGCTGCTACTTTATACATTTCTTGCATTTTTTTTATCTCACCTACATTTCTTGGTAAGTTAATTTGTACTTCAATTCCTTTAACGTGATGTATGTAACATTGTATTGCTGCTATTATTTGTCCATATGTCATTAGTAGATAAAATAGTTTCCTTTGTTTGGATTTTCTAATTGACTTGTTATAGCATAACGCATAGCATCTATTGCGTGATTATAAGCATCTATTGGTCTATTCATTTTAATTCCTGTCTTATCTGTTTGCCAAATATAATTACGCAATTCATTTATTAAGTTCTTACTTCTTGATGTTATATAAACTTTATTTTGATTAATTAAATTAAGTCCAAATAAGATACTATCTTTTCCTTTTGATACTGGTAATACATTATGACCGTAACTATTTAATTCAGCTATTGATTTAGGTTCTGCACTATCAGCGTAAATAATATCATTTACATTATTTGCTTTTAATAGATTTGATATTTCACTATTTAATAAACCTTTCTTATAAATTAATTCATCAAATATATAAGCATCATTATATTTATACATTGTTACTAAACTTGTTGGGTCATTACTATATCCAAAGTCCATTCCATAACATAGTATTCTTGCATCTTGTGGTAAATCTATTTCTTGCCAATCTGGAATACATACACCTTCTAAACTACCAGTTTGACCTAAGCCATATACTTGCCACCAGTTTGCCCAATATGTAGATGTTAATGATTTTACTTTTGCTGCTTCTATTTCTTGTACTATTGTATCACTTAATGCTTCATTATCTAAATAAGTTAATGTAATAAAATCTACATCTGATTGCGTTAATATTTCTTTATCAACCCAAAATGCAGAAGTAGGGTTATAATCTAACCATATATCACCTGATGTTCTAATTGCTAATTGATAGTAACTTTCAAAGTCTATATTATTGCACTCATTAACATATAATATATTTCTTCTTGCTCCTCTTAGTTTATCTGGCTGGTCTACACTAAAAAATTCAATATAACTTTCATTTGCAAATGTGTATTTTAAAGTACTTTTATTAAACTGACTATCATTATATCTACCTAATGCCATTATAATCTTTAAAAAGTCTTTTAAAGCACCTCTACGTAAATGTGGTATGCTTTCAGATACTACACTAATTTCAAGCATTGGTTCTTTAATTGCTTTATCAATTAATAAAGGCAGAATACCAAATGTTTTACCAGCTGATGTTCCACCTCTAATAACTTTAATACGTTTCTTTAAACGCAATAACTTTCTAATTGCAGTAGTAAGTATAAACTCCATAAGATAGTTGCTTAAACCTCGTCTAAATCAATATTAAATATAGGTTGCTCATTACTTACAGTTATATCTTTTGTTTCTCTTGGTTTACCAGCATAGTAATTATAGAATAGTTGTGTGAATTTAAAATCACCATTTGCTAATCCTTTTTCTAATGCTGCAAATGCTAATGGTTCTAAAGGTGTAAGTTTCTCAATCAATGCTACTTCTTCTGCTTTAGGTTTTCTTCCAGCATTAGTATTGCCACCGTTATATTTTCGTTTATCTTCCATAATCAAATAAAATCATTATTGATTTAAAAATAATAGTTTTTATTTATTGTTTATATAGTTTACCTAATTCAATAGCTATTTCTTTCCATTCATCTAAACCTTGTTTAATATAACCAGATACAATAAATCTATTATATTCTTTGCTATACTTATTGAATAGTATATTTGCTCTATATTGTGATGTCATAGTTATCTATTATAATAGTTTGTTATTTTTTTCCATTGTTCTATTAAAGCATTTGCTATTAATACATCATTATTTGTAATTACATCTTGGTTAAAGATTACTTTTATTTTGTTTTCTAATTCTTGTTTCATTCTGTTACTTTTTTAATTAAGTAATACCATAACCAAATTATTTTTGGTCTTATAAATTCATAAGTTGCCAATATTAATATATATTTCATAATCCTTTTTCTTTTTTATAGATTTCTAATAGTTCTTTTGTTGTAAATTCATTATCATTATCCCAATCCATTGATTCTGCCCAAAAAGATGTATTACCCATTCTAAAATAATTATTATCACACCACTCTGCAAATCCAATAGCAAATTCATCAGCTATTTTTTCGCATCGTTCAACTTGCATAAAGATGCCAATTGCACTTTCAAATTTCTGTACTAGCGTCATAATCCTTGTTCTATTTTATAAAGTTCTAAAAGTTCTTTAAAAGAATAGGTAGATATATCTTCTACCTCATTCCATATACACCACGCTGCAAACCCAATAGCAAATTCATCTTGTTGTTGCTTTTCCATTTCTTTGGCTTGTTTAATAAATTCTTTTGGTATATAATTAGGAGCTATGTTTGATTGAACTAAATTTACTAACCACTCTACTGCTGTTTGTTCCATTTTATTTTTTTTAAAAAATTCTTGTTTAAATTCTTCTTGTGGAATGATGATTTTGTAAAAATGGTAGTTTACACTTTCAAAAAAAGTATCTTTCATAACTTTAACCTCCTCACAACTTGGATTCTTAACAAACCATTCTAAAAACTCATCATCAATAGCTTGAACACCATCTAATGATTGGTCTGTTGTTAGGATTATATACTTCCAATAATCAGTAACATCTGAACCTTTTATAATATCTTTTGTTATTATATTTATATACCATCCTTCTTTTAATTTTTCTTCATCATTAGTGATGTAGATGTGTTGGTTTTTACCTACTGGAGGAAAATCATAAGCATATTCATCAAATAGAAATAACTCATTTTTTATTATATCTTTAAATAACTTACTTGGTTTATCTGTTGGCAATACGTGTATGTTTTTCATAATATTAAATATTTTTACTAGCTAATTGAAACCCTAAAGAAGTTACAATAATAATAATTTCAATTATTCTATCTTCTATTGATAAATTAAAAGGATTTAATTCTGCATTTATAAATGATACAATTAAATAACTTGATATAATTGTAATTAAAATTTCTTTTACTGTTAATTTTTTCATAATGTTATTTGTTAAATTTTTTGTTATAATATTGATTTCCATTTAATATAACTTCAGCTTTTTGGCTTCTCCATTTATTATTTGTTTCATCAACTGCATCAACAATCTGTTGCTTTTCCATTTCTTTGGCTTGTTTAATTTCTTCTTCAAATGCACTTAAAAATCTATTATCTGCAAAGTGACTAACTAACCATTCTACTGCTGTTTGTTTCATAATTTTATTTGTTTTTAAATTGTTCGTTGTAATATTGTTCTCCTTCTTCGTGTTTTCCAATACCATTTTCAATTTCTTGAATAGTATTTAATGTTTTAGGTATATCAATATGCTCACTTAAATTAAGTACTGTTTCTTTAACACCTTCAAAATGTGCATTAATAATCTGTTGCTTTTCCATTTCTTTGGCGTATTCAAATAATTCTTGTAATGGAAGAATAGTACCTCCGCATTGATTTTGAATGAATTTATCATAAATAAATTCTACTGCTGTTTGTTTCATCTTATTTCTTTTTAAATTGTTAGTTATAATATACATTTAGTATATCTTTTTAACGTATTGTATGTTATAATATACATAGTTATAAGTTAATTTGCATTTTACGTGTTGCACAACTTAATTT